CTGCGATGGGCGAGGACTCTATAATCCAGGTAGAGGAGCTCATCGAAAAGGCTGAGGAGAAGCCTGACTATGAGAGCATCAACGAGGGCGGAGCAGGATCAGAACCTGCAGATATGGAGCTCTATAACCGAGTCAAGCGTGAGGCTAAGGATAAGTTTGATGTATATCCATCGGCTGTAGCCAATGCCTGGGTGGTGCGCGAGTACAAGAAGCGTGGGGGCAAATACAAACGCAAAACGAAAAAGACCGCCGATACTTTAGACTTATCACACATCTCTGAGGAGGATGCCATGACAGCACTAGCTAACGAAATCGTTGAGCTATCCAAAGCGTATAGAGGTACAGACCTTCTCAAGTTTGACCAGAAGACCTACGACTCTGCTCGACAAGCGTTAGCACAGCTCATCGCTATCGAGGCGGAGGAACTGAGTGAGGGACATGATGAACAGATGTCTATCGCTCACCTACTACAAGCAGTACACCACCTCTTTGCATGGTACGAAGGGGAGAAAGCAGAGGGAGAAGTGGAAGAAGTACTAGAGGATATCGAGCTCGCAGCCAAAAAGGATGAGGCCGATAACAAAAAGACAGAGCATCTAGACGATGAGGACACAAAGAAGTTCGCCCCTAAGAAGGATGAGTCCAAAGAGTCATTCATGAAGCGATGCAAAGAGGCTGGCATGAAGGACGATGCCATCAAGAGCATGTGCGACAAGTACTACAAGGCAGATACAGATGCAGAGAAGTCTGCAGAGGTCACTAAGTGCCTAGAGTGCGGATGCGGTCAGCCAGGATCAGATCATGGGCTCACACAAATCAACGATTTTGCAAATGTAGCGAAGCCATCTCATGTGACAACCGCAGAGATGTACTCACCTGACCAGACACCTAAGAGTGCAGAGCCAGACGATACTGAAAAAGACGAAGAAGAAGTTTCTGCAGATGAGCCTAAGTCTGCAGATGTAGAAGCCATCGTTGAAGAAGCGATAAAGAGCGCAACACAGTCCATCAGAACGGAGATCGAGGCACTCATGACTGCAAAAGAGGCAGCAGAGGGTCGTGCGATGAGTTTGGAAACTGAGTTAGCTACGGCTAAGTCTCTCGCGGCAGCAGGAGGCCCAAAGCGCACAGCGAAACCTGTGGCTGAGACCTCTAGCGACCTTCTAGTGAAGGCTGCTATGTACAACGCGAAAGCAAAGGCAACAACTGACCCAACACTTGCTAAGGGATATCGAGCACTAGCTGAGAAGTTTGCAGCAGAGCATGACACCCTCAACAAGTAAAACCCAAACAACGAAAGGAACACACAATGGCTGAAATGCCTCGTGCTACTGATCTCTTCGGTGATGTTTCACCGGTAGAGGCAGCGCAACTCCATGAGGAGTACCTCGGTAGCCTCAATAAGTCATTGGGTAATGCCTCATCCGTACCAGGACAAGCACCTGTTGATGCTACATCGGCTCTAGAGTCACTCGTAGCAAACAAGTCACTAGCTCCTGATGCAGTAGCTGGACTACAGAATGCACTCGCCGCACAACGCATGGCGATGCAGGATATCCAGAAGGACATCACCCTCACATCTCCATTGAGCACATCCTTTGCAGCCTTCGATCTAGAAGCACCTGCAAAACTGCTCACACCACGCCCAACTCCACTACGCAATCGCATCCCTCGTAAGAAGGGTGTCGGTACATCTCACCGTGTCAAGAGAATCCTCGGATACACAGGTACAGGTACAGGCGGAGTCGGAAACATTTGGCCTGGTATTACTGAAACCAGCACAAGCACATTTGGAGCAATCAACTACGAGCGTGGGCCACAAATCTCCTACGCCGCTGATGATCTAGTGTTGCCATACAACAGCTACTCACTATCTGACAGCGTTTCGTTCGATGCTAACTTCTCAGGGCTTGGATACCAGGATCTTCGTCAGCTCTCATCTACATCTACGCTATATGCAACGATGTTGATGGAAGAACGCATGATGCTCATGGCTCGTGGTACTGCATCTGGCTACTCAGGCGCAATCGCAGCCCCAACAGCTCTCAACGCATCATCACCTGCAGCATCAGGATCACAAACAGCCCTTGCTGCTAACACCTACTACATCTACATCACCGCAGATGCAGGTATCTCAGGTAGCGGCTTCGGCGAGTCAATCGTCTCGGCTGTAGCATCTGAAACTGTCGCATCAGGCGATGTACTTTCTGTCTCATGGACAGGATCAGTAGGAGCACTCGGCTACAACATCTATGTTGGTACAGCTACAGGAACAGCGAATGCTAAGTATCAAGGTACAGTCAAGGGTGCGACATCTGTTGTCATCCAGGGCGCATCAGCTACAGTCCTACCTGCGAACAACTTCGCATTTAGCACATCAGGTGCAGCAGCATCTCGCGCAAACGCAGACACATCTGCATATGCAACAGGCTATGACGGCATCCTCCCAACAGTTCTCGGCCCTAACACAGGTGCTTTGAACGCTATCAACGCAGCATTCTCTACCTCAAACCCAGGTGTTGAGTTCCAGAATGTGTTCGCGACTCTGTACTCAAATGTCAAGGGCGACCCTGACTTGGTACTACTCAACGGCAATGACCGTAAGCAACTCTCAGATGCAATCAAGAGTGGCTCTACAGCTAACTACCGCTTGACCATTCAGGAGCCAGGTAAGGATGGAGTCACCTATGGCTCTATCGTGACTGGACTCCAGAACGAAGTCACCGGTAAGGCTGTCGATCTCATGGTTCACCCTTGGCTCAATCAGGGTGTCGCACCTGTTCTCTCATTCACACTTCCTATCCCAGATACTGAGGTCAGCGATGTGTGGGCGAACTTCATGGTTCAGGACTACATGGGCATCCAATGGCCTGTGACTCAGTTCAGCTATGACTTCTCAACCTACTTCCGAGGAACATTCTTCTGCACAGCTCCAGCATGGAACGGCGCAGTATCAGGAATCATCCCTGCGTAGTACAACTGAATAAGGCGGAGGAGGGTGCGGTGTCACAGCCGCATCCTCCATCAGTTATAGGAGGCAAAATGCCAAGATATGTAGCTCCAGATAGAGGCGTGAAAGAGACAGTCATTGGCGGAGTCAAATACAACCCAGATCGTGGTGGTATTTACAATGTAGAAAGTCGCGCACATGGCGAGGCGATGAAGCGAGAGGGCTTCTTTGAGGCATCTCTCAATCCAATCTCGCAGGGCGATATGTTGCGAGGCTTCACCTGTACAGCCTGTGGCTTTGATGGGTGGTTTCGCAAGTGTGGCCGATGTGGACATGAGGCTGCAGATATAGCTAGAGATGGGGAGTAGTCATGGCAGTAGGTATCACGCCCGATACGATTCAAGAGTATCCCTACCTCACAGTCCAGGAGTACAAAGATGCCCCTACCTCTATCGACTATAACAATCTCGTAGTCGGAGGCAATCAGGCGGCGCAGGATGCCGAGCTTGCAAATGTAATCCTACGAGCATCCTCATATATGAACGAGTATCTGAATCAGTCTCTAGTGGCAGATCAGTACACAGAAACACAGCGAGTCAGGGTCAATGGACAGGGCATGATAGCTCTGCATCCAAATAACTCACCTATCATCTCGCTCTCTAGTTTTCAGTATGGGGCAGACCCTAACAATCTAGTAGCCCTACCTGACTGCTCTACAGCATGGTTCGAGGCTCAACAACTCATCATTCCTCTATCGAATCTAGGCATCAACTACAGCTCTCAGGGGCCGTTGGGCTTCGGTGGTGCATACGGCCCACGCCAACAGGTATTCACCGAGTACACCTATGTCTCAGGATTCGTCAATACGACTATCGCTACAGCTACTGCAGGAGCGACCTCTCTGACTGTCACCGATGGCACAGGCATCATCGCCGGTCAGCCATACCGCATCTATGATGGATCAAAGAGCGAGCGCATCACAGTCGCTAGTACATATACCTACGGCTCTACGACTGTACCTCTGACTAGCGCGCTCGCTTTCAGCCATGCTGCAGGAGTGGCTATCGGTAATATGCCGAACGCCATCAAACAGGCTTGCATCCTCATCACAACCGCCTTCCTCAAGGTACGAGGCGACAACAGCATGACGATGAATCTGACTACTCAGCCTACGGTCAATATCGGGAACAACGCTCGATACTCAGGTGAGATAGCTCTAGCCCTCGACATGGTGAACAAGTACCGCAGGATCAGATAATGGCAGGGCGCACAGGGGTACGAGATACCCTCACATCTTTCATATCAAATCCACCTATCCCTATGCTCAATCAGGTCTTTACATCGTTCCCCAAGCGCATCAACTACCAGGTGAACGCACAGCCTGGGCAGATGACTCGATCTGCCGCTGTCATCTTTATCGCGGCGGAGAACGAGACTCGTCTAGCCATCGGCGGAGCGCATAGCGGATGGAAACGCGTGGATTACGCAGTAGTCATACAGCTCTATACACACTCTATGCATACAAACGCCGAGAGTGCGATGACAGATTTTGATACCCTCGTGGATAACATCAAAGAGAGGCTTCGGTCTGACCATAACTTCGGCGACACTACGGGCAACCTCGTGTGGCAGGGTGCAGAGCCCATCATCAGAGCTCGGTATGGAGAACCTGCGACTAGCAATGAGGGCGCAACAGAGACCTACGCTGAGTTAGAATTCGATGTGACTGAGATGATCCAAGCATAAGGAGCACTATGAGACTGAAATATAACGGCACAGATGAACGAGTGTTCCCTGCTATTGGGGTCACAGTCCAGCCAGGTGATGAGTTTGATGCGCCGGAGGGATTCACACATCCTGACTGCGCACCTGCAGGATCACCAAAAGTAGTACCAACAGCACCAATCAAACCGTCTGCATCGACAGACCAGAAAACAGGAGAGTGACATGTCAGTACAACAATCGGTACGCTCGTACCTCGGTATCGCCAAAGAAGCAACAAAGGGTACGGTTGTAGCACCTACTGACTTCATCCCTGTCGCTAAGGACAGCTTGAAGCCTGTAGATATCGTTGATCCGCTATACGACACAGGGCTTCGTGGCTCAAATGTTGTGAACTACGCATACATCCAGGGTCGCACAAGATCGACTGTGGACTTCGGTGGAGCTGTATTCGCAGACACCATCGGATACTCAATCGCAGGTCTGCTAGGTAGCGTGGCTACCACAGGTGTATCTGCACCATATACACACACCATCTCGCTCAAGAACAGCCTCACCGCAGCAGCAGATGACCAGCCAATCAGCTACACACTCACAGATTTCTACGCTGCAGGCAACCGCTCATATCCAGGATGCCAGTTCTCAGACTTCTCCCTCCGCTTCAACGCAGATGGAATGCTAGAGTACGATGCAAAAACAACAGGATGGGCATCTAGCACAGAGACATCTACCTCACCAACATTCTCTACCATCCTACCTACACCGGTATGGCGCGGTACTGTATCTATCGGCGGTAGCTCAATCAGCAACGCTATGACTGGAAACATTGACATGAAGCGCAATGTCACTCCTGTCTATGGCATCAGCAATACACAGAATCCATATCAGGTGTTCCTCGGCCCTATCGAGGTCACAGGCAAAATCACCTTCATCATGGAGAACGACACAGAGCTCACACGCTTCCTCAACAACACTCAGCCAGCTATCGTGCTGAACTGGGCATATGGCTCAGGTGCTACTGCAGTACAAATCCAAGCGACCATCTCCAAGGGCGCATATACCGCAGCAGTCATCGAGCGTGGCGAGGACTATGTACAGGTCACAGTAGATATCAACGGACAGGGCAACACCACAGATGCAGGATCAACAGGTGGTTTCGCTCCTATCAAGTGGGTGCTACAGAACGCAAAAGCATCAGGCACATACGCCTAGTAGTTCCAGAACAGGGGCGTTGGTCGATAGCGGT